GATGCTTCCGTCAGTCCGAACCGGAACGCCTGCTGGCTGCAGAGCGATTCCGTAAACTCTACCGATTCCGAAACGATATCATCGTTGTTCAGGTCGGTATATTCGCCGTTTGGAAAATGGACGTGGAAGTTTTTGAAAACACTGTCCGCTTTGAACAGTGTTTTAACCTCTTCGGGAATATTAAGCATGGTTCAGATCTCCTCCAGATTGAGCACCACATCCATGCCAAATGGTTCATACTTGTACCCCTGTGGTCCATACACCACTGCATTCTCTACAGTGACATATGCGGATATGGTGGTCAGCTCTGTCGCTGTTGTCCGGTTGTTGACGTGAACACCGAGCGAATAGATGCCCGGCTGGATCTTCGCCGTTTCGAGATCGGCGAGCAGCTGAAGGTACTGCGCTTTTCGCAGTACCATGTGCACCTGTCCGCTGATCCGTGTCCGGATGACACTTGTATGATTAATATAGTTACCATCTACCCATGTCTCTGTAATATCTTCGCTGTTCACGCTGTAGTCCGGCGACTTGATCAGCGGAGTGTAGTCCACAGATCCGATCTGAAAAATCTTATAGTCTGCCATACGCTCCTCCTAATCAATAATCAAAGCCGGACTTCCCGGTCGACTTCGTAAAGTTCGCGTTCTGTCTCCGCACCTGCTTGAACATCTGACGCGCATCGCCCTGAAGCGTTACGGTTGTTCCGTTCTTAGCAATGACTTCCAGCAGTGCGCTGATATGCTCAAGCGTGCCCGCTCCGCTGTTCTCCCGGATCAGCTGGGCGAGCAGTGCGTTGCCTACTACTGTCTCCGCTCCTGCACCGTCTCCGAAACCCATCAGACCGCTGTTAGTTGCCAGCACGGTCGGAGTGTTGAACATGACAGCATTCTTATAGGCTCGCTTGTACCACTCGATCGAGATGGACGGAAGCGATCCCTGTCCCATGAAGCCCCACGGTGCTTTACCTCCGGATACATGAAAGTGCGGGAGCTTGATCGGAGGCAGTGACCAACTGAAGTTAAACACGCCTTTGATCTTCTCCACTGCATCAGAAACGATCTTCTTTGCTCCCTCGATCTTTTCGGTGATAGAACTCTTGATGTTCTCGAAGATTTCCGAAGCCTTATCCTTCAGATTGTTGAACGCGGTGATGGCGTTGTCTCTCAAATTGTTGAACGCCTCGACAACCTGGTCCTTCAGATTGGTGGCCCATGCGCAGATTGTATCCCAGTTCTGATACAGAGCAACACCGGCAGCCACAAGGGCAGCCACTACCGCAATGATGGCGATAATGATACCCGTGATTGGTGCCATGGCGATGTTCAACGCTGCAGCTGCTCCCGCGATCGCCGAGATGATTCCCGCAATCGGTGAGATCGCAGCCACAAGGCCAGCAATCACAAGGATCGCGGCCTGTGTCGGCCCGGAGAGACTTCCGAACCACTTGGCGAGGTTCTGCACCACCTTGGCAACGGCTTCCAGGGCAGGCGTCAGCGTTTCCGCAAGAGAAGCACCCGCTTCCATGAAGGCGGCGGATGTCTGTGCTTTCATCTTGTCGATGGAATCGTTGAAGCGGTTCGCCGCATCCACGGAGTCCTGCCCGAGGATAAGACCGAGATCTTCAGCCTCCTGCCCTGCCGCTTTCAGCGATGCACCACCATCGTCAACGATGCCCGCCATGTCCATGGCAGACTTGCCGAACAGTTCCATACTGAGCTGATCGCGCTCGGTCTCGTTGCCGATCTGGGACAGCGCCTGCAGTGAGTCATACCACACATCTACAGCGGAGCGCATGTTTCCCTCGGAGTCGGTGATGCTGACGCCGAGAGTATCGAAGACATCGCTTCCGCTCGCCATGTTCTTCGTCAGCTTCTGCACGGATCCGGTCATGGTGTCCATGCTGACATCGACCAGATCGGAAGCATACTGCATCTTCTGCAGTTCCTCGACTGTAAAACCTGTCTGCTTGCTGAGCGTGTTCAGGTCATCGGCTGCCTGCGCTGATTTGTACGCATTGCCGAGCATGGCAGCGCCAAACGCACCGGCAGCGAGTGATATGCCTTTGGTCTTCTCCGATACCTGTCCGGAGACTTCGCTGACTTTGCTCAGCGCGCTGGGCAAGCTCTTCAGCTGTTTCTCGTAAGACTTCAGACTCTGCTCAGTGTCCTCGATCTCACGCTTCAGAGCGTTCTGCTGTTTGATGGATTCCGGATCGGAGGATCCTGCTGCCTCCAACTGCTTGAGCGCTTCCTTTTCCTTTTCGAGCTTCTCCTTGGTCTGCTCGATCGCATCGCCAAGAAGTTCCTGTTTCTGCCGGAGGAGCTCCGTGTTGCCGGGGTCCATCTTCAGCAGTTTGTTGACGTCACGGAGTTGCCCCTGCGTGTCTTTCAGAGATTTGTCGACACCGCGCAGAGCGTCCTGCAGTTTCGTGGTATCGCCGTTGATCTCCAGCGTTATGCCGCTAATTCTTCCAGCCATGTGCTCCTCCTTTAGAATTTATCCATGTCTTCCTGCGTTGCAATATAAGGATATGTTTCGTTATCGTTTGCCTTCTCGGTAAACATGTCCGTCACCATCCCCATATCCAAGTGGTCAAGATCTTCCATGCTCAGACCGATCTCGGTGCACCGTAGGAGAAAGAGCGCGGTCGTAAACGGCCGCGTTGTTTGCCTCATTTTTTTTTAGATGTTTCGATCGGCTTCTGGCTCGCTCCCCACAGCATGAGGATCTCACCGCAGGCGTTCAGCACATCCATCGGCTCGAACTCATCCAGCCACTCGTTGATGTCATTCGGGACTTCCGGATCGGCCTGCTTCGCCATGGTATAGGCGAGCTGCATAAGAATGTCCGTGTCGATTTTTGAAAAATCAACCGCGCCCCCGTTAGAGGACGCGGCTGAGATTGCATACAGGTCTTTCAACAGGTCCTTGCCTGTCTGCGCTCTGTATCTGCGCGGTGTTGATGCGGTAGCTTTAAAGGGAATATCCCTGCCGCCTACGTTGATGGTCTTCTCCATATATACCTCCCAAGTTTTAATCAGGCTGTGGGTTCCTGGACAGTGGTGAACCACGCCGAATATGCGGTGGTTGCACTTGGCGGGCAGGACACTTTCACCAGCTGATCGGACAGGCGAGGCATCGCTGTGATCGTGATGGTCTGCTCCTGCGGTTCAATGGTGTCCTCGACAGTGTTGCTCGCGACATCCGGACGGGATGCGGTGCATCTGTACATGCAGTGACGGGTTGCGTGCTGGTCGCCGCTGAACTCAAACAGCAGAGCGAACTCAACGGTCGGAGCTCCTGCCTTTTCAACGTAGAAGCCCTTATCATCGAGGACTTCGCCAAGCACATCCGTGCGGAAAGAATCGGGAATCATGGCAACGGTCAGATCGCCCTCATATCCGTTATTTGAGTCAGTTGCAAAATAGACATTGTCATCTGCATACCACTTGGTATTTTCGCCCGAAGCTGAAAGGCTGATCGAGCGAGCGCCCGGAATCGCGACCGGAGTGCCGTATGTGATCGCTCCGCCTGTTCCTGCGGTGATGACCGAATAGTATACGTTCTTAATGCCGAACTGAACCTTGTTGTTACTAGGCATTTATAGCCACCTCCATAGTGTAAAGTGTTTCCTGCATCGAGTCCGCGCTTACGTAGTCGCTTGTCTTGAAAAAAGGTCCTAACTTCTCGTTAAGGACCTGTTCTACGTTCCGCTCGACCGCGATGCTTTTGCGTTTTGTGTAAAGACCGACCTCCAGCCGGACGATGGTCGCATAGTTCACATCATCCGCCATGAAGTCATTGTTTCCGGGGTAAGTAAATACGATATAGGGAAGCGGCGGGATGCTGCCGTTCTCCCAGAACTCATAGGTAACAGGCAGGCCTGTGCTTTCAAGCGCCTGATAGATCTCTTCGTACGTCATTTAAACCTCTTATAGACCTCATCATTCAGCCATGCCTCGGTATACTCCTCGACTTCCGCGATCCGTCCGTCACCCTTCCAACTTGTCGCCAGCTTTCCGTGCTGGTTGTAAAACGGGTGATCATTCTCAAGAAGATGCGCCACCCGATAATGTTTCTTGTTGTAAACGGTGTAGGACGTTCCGTATCCCCATGCCCGGACCTGTTTTTTAGACCAGTCTCTTGCATAGGCTCCGGTCCGCTTCCGTGAATTGCTCTTCAGCATCTTGACGGCTGTGTCTGCCGCTTTCGGCACCAGCTCATCGATGATCTCATGAGCATCCTGCCCGTACTCGTTGAGAAGCCGCCGGCACTCATCTGAGAAGTTGAGCGCGCCCACCTTCCTCTTAGCCATTGCCTTCCCTCCGCTCTACATACAGCTCTACGGTGTCATTACGCGCCTGATACGTGCGATAAACCGTGTAACGGATGTCGTTATACTCCACGATCCTTTCGCCGCTGTAATCGCCGAAAAAGACCGTAAACTCAAGCTCCGGGTTCAGACCGTTCCGGCCTCCGTCAAAGAACTCCGCCCTGGATACGCTTCTGACGTTCGCATAGACTTTCTTCTCTGTTTCGGTCGGCTGTTTGACCCCGTAGGCATCCGGCGACCATGTCACGCTGATCAGAGTGATCGGTGTAGATCTGTCCATCAGCTGCTCCAAGTGGTGTATCCGGTCGCCATGCCCAGCTGAGCCTTCTGCTCATCGTAGGACTTCTTGAGGCGGTCATACTGATCCGGCTCGCCGAAGTTCACCTTGCAGTATGTGATGACCGCCCGGATGATGAGCGGATCCGTGAGTTCCGTCTCGCTTACCCCTGCGAGATTCATGTCAAGAAGGGCCGCGCTGATGAGGTCGGTCAGCTCACCATCGAAGTCATTCGTGACAATACGAAGGGCCACCTTTACCTTCGCCAGTAAATCGTTCATTCATTGCCCTCCTTGTGCGAGTTGTAAGAATCGAAAAAACTGCGATCAACGATCATATGAGCCACATGGCCGAGACTGATCGCAGGATCACAGACTATCCTGTAACCGCACTGGCGCGCTCTCCAGCAGAATGAAAGATCCTCACCCATCCCGTTGAGCGGGTCAAAAGGATTTCCATACTTTCCGATGACATCCATGAGTATATCGGTCGGCATCAGCACACAGCCGAAACCACAACCTGCTATCTCAAACACATCATCCGGAATACTTTCCGGCGCAGCTGTGAACGGTCCTTCCGCTGTACTTTCGACAGCAGAGAACAAGACAGGCTTGAAGGGTGCCACCCTGCGGAAATACAACCCGCTGATGATGTCACCCTTGCCTGCCTGATAATCTGCGAAAAGTCGCTCCAGAATGTCCGGAGCGAATACCATATCCGAGTCCAGCCACAGAACAAAGTCCGCGCCCAGCTTGATCGCCCTGGCTGCAAGATTGTTCCTTGCTGTGTAGATCAATGAACTGATTTCAAACCCGACAAGTGAGTCACCGGTTCTTTTCAGCATTGCAAGCGAGGCACAAAACTGAGCGGGGACCTGATCCATTGCGGGGACAGCGATCAATGTCTTCATGGCTGAGGATCCTCTTACTTAACTACCTTAACGAATGCGTTAGGCGCGACCGGAGCAACAGCGACATACTCGCGGCCGATGAAGCGAACGAGGTCGGAAGTTGCCAGGGTGAAATCGTCACGTTTTACAGTGATGCCTTCGCCGTTCGGGAAGTTTGCAAGAGCACCGGCACCGAGGTCGCCGACGATCATGTAAGTGTCGCCTGTGGACGCTGCAGAGAATGCCTTGATGGTGTTGTTGAACGCAACATCACAACCTTCCAGTACATCGACCGGGAACTTGCTGGCATACTGCGCTGACTTGAGTGCTGCATATGTCAGCTTGTTCATCATGACAGTCGGCTTGGTTGCTTCATCGGAAAGCAGAGCAATCGCCTGCGCAACAAGGTCGACCGATACAGTTGTGGAAGTGTACACCGGAACGGCTACCTGTGTGGTTGTGGACTGTGTGCCGCATGCGATGATCTTCGCAACGAGTTCATCAGCCGCCTTCTTCGCGATGTGGTAAGCCAGTTCTCTGTAGATGTGGCGGAGGTATTTTTCGCCATCGTCCAGATCCAGCGCTTCATCAGAAATGGAGATCCATTTCTTGATTGCGTCCGGTTTCAGTTCAACGATGCCCATAACAAGAGTCTGCTCGTTGACTGCCTGGCCTTCAGTGTGCTTGGTTGCGCCGGATGCAGAGATCTCAAAGCCGACCTTTACATTGCCCTTCAGGTAAGCCTTGCGAACGCGGGACATGATTCCTTCTTCTTCCCACGCGGTTTTGATTTCGTCATAGACGAACTCAGGGACTGCAACAGTTCCGGAACCGTTCTCTGTGAGGAGTGCGCGGCACTCTTTATCGTCATTGGTCTGGATATACTTCGCGTATGCGTTGATGTATTCCTTTGTGTTTCTGATTTCCATTTCCATGGTTCTGTTCTCCTTTTCTTCATGGATCTCGACAGCGGTCTTCTCGACCTCTGCGAGCTGAGCCTTACGCTCTTCTGCTTCGGCCACGATCTGAGCCTTGCGCTCTTCCAGTGCTGTGACCTCAGCGGTGATACTTTCGATGTCAGCATTCTCCGCTGTCAGCGCGGTCTCGAGTTCTGCGCTTCTCGCTTCGATGTCTGCCATCTGCATGTCTTTAATCTCCATGCGTTTCTCCTTTCAGTGCCTTCAGCCTGTTCTGGATCTCCTCCAGCCTCTGACGCTGTTCCTCCGCTTCTTTCTCAGCACGAAGTCGCTCCGCTTCGATCTCCGCGATCACTCCGTCACAATGAGATCTTGCTGAAATTTCCGTGAAATCGTTGGCGGGCAAACTGACCGCCGACACGTCAAAGAGCTTACCGATGCGCTTGATCGTGCGCAGGTAATCGGTGCCATCCG